CGCTAATCGGGCGGCTCCGGCCAACAATGGTGCTAATTTGATAAGGGCGTCGTCCATTGAACGAACCTCGCTATCCCACATAATCCGTGTCATACTTCACTCCACCCCAAGCGTTGCGACCATGCCGCCCCATCAAGGACGACGATGTTGTCCCTATATTCCTTTGTCGCTTGAACTGCGAGTGCGAGGGCAATAACTGTGTCGTCGTGCTTGCCCAGCGACTCCATTTTCCCGTTGGGCAACATAGTGAACATTGAAAGTTCATTGAGCAGGGTGTCCATCATACGACGGGTTCGGCCTTCATCCTTGTATGGGATAATCAAATGTTGTTGTTCAAAATGCAATTGTAAAGCGTGCATGACCGCTTCTTTTCTCATGCGGCTCATGGTGAATGGCTTGATAGGTAAATCACTAATTTCTTTCAACACTTGGTGAAAGGCTTGAGCGAAATTGTTTGTTTCAAGTTCAACAATGACTGGATTGAAACGAGCATTCAGTTCAATGATTTTGTCAATTTGAGAACTGAAATCCATTCCCTTTTCTCGGTGCATCCAAACGACTCGTTTGTGTCGGTTTTCGTCCATAGCCAAAACGCACATGCAAGTGTAGTCGGCTTTCCGGTCGGGGCTGATAGCAGGATCCCACCCGATGTAATAATTGACATTCTCATCAAAGTCGCCCGCATACGGGTCAAAGACAAACGCATGGGCTTCGTCTTTGCATGGGTCAGTCATTTCCACTGGGAATAGACTGGACTCACTCGCAATCGGTTTGCACAGGTATTCACGGGTGAAAGCAATTGAAGTCATTTCACCACGGCGTTGTTGTAGTGCTTCAAGCGACCAGCGTTCCGGCCAAAGCGGGTGTCCTGTTTCTTCGCTGATAGCGGGATATTCTTTCACTTGATACCCTTTCAACGATTTAAGTTCTTGATATAGATCAGTATATGAAAACGGTGTTCCAACAATACATAACTGTGCGGTGTGGTGGAGAACAGGCAGGAGGGCTGTGTAAAACCATGAAGCAATATGCGTCAATTGCGTAGCCGCTTCACTGGACAATATGTCGTCCAGCACTACAATGTCGGGGTGGGCACCACGAACTGCTTTGCCGACTGACATAGCCGATATTGAGGATTTGTTGGTGAACTTGAACTTCTGTTTTGCCCACCCACGCTTTGGCTTCAAGTGCGAAAGTGTGGGAATAGATTCAATCAATTCGTTCATTTTCGCCATGTGTTCAATGGACTGGTGTTGACTGTGTGAAAAGAATAGAACTTCTGTGCCGGGATTGTAGGCCATTTTCCATAACAAATACACCCGATAAAACACAGACTTTCCGTGATCACGAGAAGCAATAACACATGTTTTGTTATGGTTCTCGCTCATCTCAAACCATTCTTCGTGAAAGTCAGCGACCATGTAGTTCTCTTCTTTCCCGCAAATATCTTCAAAAAAATACTTGAAATCCCTGCGGCCCATCTCCCAATCCACTTGACGGGCGAGATCTGCTACGGGGGCACTCATGGCGTTCACCGGCCACTCGCTTCTTGTATTTCGTCAGCACTTAGGCCGTGTGAATCTTCTAAGGTTCCAGCGTTGTTGTAAATTGCTGACTGGGCTGATTTGTTGCCGCTTCTTGCGGCTTCCATAATCTCACTGATGTCGCTTTCGGACGCACTGCCGCTAATACTCAAACCGTATTCTTTTTCGGGTGCGCTTTCTTCACTCGGCTCGTTTTTTTTTGCTTTAGCGGCTTGTCGTGTTCTTGAACGAGCCGCCGCTTCACCCAACCCTTCAATAGCGGTTTTCTTTGGGTTCTTATTGCGTTGGCGTGCTGGCTTTGCTTTGTTGGCGAACGGTTTGTCGGTGTCTGCCCCTTTCTTTCGCTGTTCAGCGACAGCATTCACGCTTGCGAGAGCCGAGCCTTTCTTTGGCTTGGCTTTGGAGGTTGTTGCCTTCACCTTGCTTGCGCCCTTCTTTGGCTTGGCTTCAACCCTTTCAGCCCCTTCACCAATTTCCATTTTAGGTGCTTTTTTGGAGGTTGTTGCTTCCACCTTCGCCGCACCTTTCTTTGGTGCTTCTTCTCGCATTTCTTCGGTGCCTTCAAGGGGTTTTTCCTTCGCCTTTCGCTTGGAGGCTGTGGCCTTCACAGCCTTTGCGGCTGGGCTTTTCTTAGCCTTCTTAGGTGCGGCCTTCTTTGACTTAGGTGGATTGAGAACTTTTTCGGTTGCTTCGGTTGGATCGACGCTTCTTGCCGCCATTCGCTTTTCACCCCGTGCCTTTTGCTCAAGGCGTCCCCCCTTGCTTCGGGCATTGGGTTGTTGTTCCCGTTTTTTCTTTTCGTCACGGTTGTTGACTTCATTGAATCCTTTGCGACCTGCAATCCCGGCCATTTCGCCAGTTTCAGTATCACCGACACTTTCGGGCAATTGTCTATTCTTTGGTGCCCGATTAGTGAGAAGTCCCTTCACACCTTTACGGCCAGTGGGCAGTGGTTTGGTGAGGCGTTCCTCTTGTTCTTCCACTTCTGCGGCTTCCCGATCAAGAACATCCAAATCGGTTGGTGATTCGGGGTATTCGTCCTCATTCGTAGCACGGGCTTGGTCTGCTTCATACATTTCAGCAAACATTTCGGGTTCTTCCCCTCTTGCTTCTTCCGGCACATCTTCTTCTTCAATGCCTTCATACTTGTCCCACCAATTTGGGTTTTCTTGGGTCGGTTCAATTTCAGTATTGAAGTCGGGAGGGAGTTCTTCTCGTTCCTCTAATCCGTTCATTTGGCCGAACGGATCAACGAACTCTCGCTGTTCCTCCACCTTTGATGTTGGTTTGTCAAATCGGGGTTCCACTTTCTCCGTCATTCGGTCATAGAAGTCGTCGGGCACTGCTGGTTCACGCATAGCGTCCATGCCAGCCTCAACAGGAGTTTGCATCTCCTGTGCTTCTTGCATAGGGCTTGGTGTCCCGCCCGCTTCTTGTCCGAGTCGGCTCATGTTGTCATTATAGCCCTGCATTTTGTCCCTTGTAGTGGCTCGGAGGTCGTTGCCTTGCTCGGCTTGTTGAGTTTGTTGGGTTTCGGCTTCTCGCTGTTCCCGAATAGCATTCATTCTGTCCCATTCGNCCAAGTCGGGGCCGCCAGCATCCATTGTATCACGCACCCACTCCCTTGTTGGGAATGGGTCTTTGTCCCTGCCATATCGGTTCCATGATTGAAACGACGGAGGGAGTTCGGCTCTTGGTGTGTCATTAAACGCACGGGTTTCGCCCGGTGGTGCCTGTTCCTCTTGAAGTGAAGGTGGAGTGCTTTCGGTTTGTTGGGACGGCTGGCGTTTGAGCCTATTCATAAAATTGCCAATACCTTGCTTGGCTCGGCCCATCATACCCGTCTTGTTTGGATCACGGGTTTCGCTTTGTCCTTGACGGAAGTTAGCCCCCATGCCTTGTGTTGGCCCATCCAGTGATGCGCCTTCGTTCATTTGACCGAACGGGTCGGCTGGGGGTGGTGAAGACTGTGTGCGCTCTTGCACTTGTTGTTGCCGTGGTTGGTTTCTTTCGTCTTGGTAGCCTTGCATCAAACCGTATGGGTCGTCTGCGGGTGCTTTGATAACATGATTCCACACATGCGAGAAAAGCGCATCATGTGGTGGTGCTTTTCGTAGTGGGTGTTGGCCCAGCATTTCAGCACGGGCTTTGAGTAGCATATTGTCGTATTTATCCATTTGAAATCACCTTCTCATTTGTTTGCGTAGCATAATGTGTTCAATTGAACTGTGAATACGATCTGCGGATTTTTTGGCTTTGCCGAACATTGGGTTCGCCACTTGGTTGCCCATGAAGCGTTGTTGCATGTTGCCCTGTGCTTGATTGAAGCGTTGGTTTTGTGCCTCGTTCTTTTTGTTGGCTTGGTTGCGAGCCGAGAGTCCTGTTGAACCCATACCGGCTGTCATCCCCATTGACATGACATCAGCGAACTTTCCGCCGAGTGAACGGTCTTTCATCCACGATTGCTTGTCGCCGCCTTTTCCGGCTTGAATTGCTTGAGCGTCGGCACCGAACGCCATGTTCTGTGCCATTGTTTGCATGTTGTTTGCTGGTGCGGCTCCTGCCGCTGGTGCTGGTGCTGGTGGTGTTGCTGGTGGTGTTGCTGGTGGTGTTGCTGGTGGTGTTGCTGGTGG